AGGATCCAAAAGTTAAAAAATTGGATGAGAATGGAAATCCGATGTTGGATTCGAATGGTCAGCCAATTATGATTCCTGCACCGTGTCCGTTGTGTGCAAAGGCGAAAGAGATTCTCAAAAAACAAGACCCATCATTGAGAGGAATCAAGAAAGAGAATCTTACTGATGATCAAAAAAAGATTTATGAGAGCAACAAGATAATTTTCAACGATGCAAATAAATGGACGGCCAAGAAATTTTATATTGTTCGTGGTATCGACAGGGGTGCTATGAAAGACGGTGTGAAGTTTTGGAGATTTAAGCACAACTATCGTAAAGATGGTCCGTTGGATAAACTTCTTCCTGTTCTTGAACAGTACATGACGGTTCAAAAGGCCGATTTTTCAAGTGCTGTTGATGGAACTGATTTGAAAATTGTTACTGCACTCAGTGACTTTAATGGTCATGAATACAGGAAAGTATCGGCAATTATGTTTGAGGGTAAATCTGTTCTGCATAGTGATCCGGTTGTGGTAAACGAATGGCTCAGTGACCCGATCACTTGGAGGGATGTTTTCAAACCGAAAACTGCGCCGGGCATTACCCCATACGAATTTCTCGAAATGGTTGTGGCAGAAAGGAATCCATATTGGGATGATAGTGATGCTAATAATAAACATTGGGTATTCCCTGGTCGCCCCGATCTTGAATTGGCTGCCAATACACGCAACCGTGACCTTGACGGTAACGATGATGAAAATTTTGAATACGCATCTGATCTGGATGAGGACGAGGAATATCCACGTGTAACTATTAGCAATATCACACCCGATAAGGTCGGTACATATGTTGACAATTCGGTTGACGTTGGTGCTTCTATTCTTTCACAGGCAAAGAGTGAGTCCAACGAGGAAGCACCCGATCCTGGCAAGGAAGGAACTGGCGAAGAGTATGACGATCTGCCCTTTTAAGGCGTAATTTGAAAAACAATGGGGGGACATAAAAAATCCCCCCTTTTAAACTATGTAAAAAACTGAAATAATATGGCAAAAATAGTGAATAAGGAAGTCCCCGATAACAATCCTGTGGTAAGGAAACCGACTGTAAAAAAAACCTTTTCATTGGACGATTTCAAGAAAAAGGAAGGTATTGAAAACATTCCCGACAAACCTTTGGAATGGATAGAGATGTCTTCCGGTGTGAGAAGGGCAACCGGGATACCGGGATTTGCCAAGGGTTATGTTAATCAAGTCCGAGGTCACACAAACACAGGAAAATCCACTGCAATTTGTGAGGCACTTGTATCAGCACAAAGAATGGGAATAGTTCCTATATTGATTGATACTGAAAATAATTTAAGACGGGGAAATTATCGTTTGAAGGAATTAGGGTTCGATTTTGATAATTATATTTATATTGACAACGATTTCTTACTTGATAAATTTGGCAAATTGCAGGATAAGGACAGGAAAGAGGCTTCAATTGAAGATTTAGCAAAATGTTTTTATTATTACCTCGACAGGCAGGCTTTCGGTGCATTGGATGCTGACCTGTTGTTTGCAATCGATTCAATCGGTACGTTGAATTGTATTAAAACAATCAACGCTTCTGAGAAGGATGAAACTCAGAATAATATGTGGAATGCCGGGGCGTATGAGAAAGCATTTATGTATTTGTTGAATAACACAATTCCAAGTAGTAGGAAGATTAACAAGCCGCATACCAATACTGTTGTTGCTACACAAAAGATTTGGATTGACAACATGAATAAGGGTGTTGTTAAACATAAGGGCGGGGAAACTTGGAATCTTGGCGCAAGGCTTATTTTTCACATGGGTGGGATCGTTACACATGGAACGAAAGCAGCGACCGCTGATAGTAAGAAACGTACCGTGAGTTATGGTATTGAGACTAAGATCAGTGTTGCTAAGAACCATATTGATGGACCGTTGGGTGGTATTTCAATGCAGGGCACTATCATATCCACACCGCTCGGTTTTGTATATCCTGATGATATTGAGGTTTTTAAAAAGAAAAACATACTTTATTTCCGCAATTTGTTTGAGGATGATAGTATCAATGCTGAAGACCTTAAATTGTCGACAAAGAATATCGATGCTAATGGTAAGATTTCTTTTGAGGATGAAGTTATTGAAAGAGTGGAGGTTGAAGAAAAATCGGAAGAATGAAAATAAGGACTTTGTTGGTAGACTCTTCATATCTCTTGAAAAGGTCGTTTTACGGCGCAAAAGATGTTTATACAAGTTCTTTTGGTCATTGTGGTGGTTTATATACATTTATGACTACCGTTCGTAAATTGATCAAGACACATATGATCAACAAGGTTGTGTTGGCATGGGACGGTGAAGGTGGGGGTATATTAAGACATTACATTGATAGCGAATATAAAGCCAATCGAAAGACTAAGGAATGGCATAAAAGGATTGAAATGACCGCCGCTGAAATACGTAGGGAGAAAGAAAAGGAGGAGTCTATTCTTAAGCAAAGAAAAAGGATACAAGCATATGCAGAAGAACTTTTTTTAAGACAGATCGAGATTGATGATGTTGAGGGCGATGATTTGATCGCCGCATATTGCTTGCAATACAATAACAAGGAGGAGATATTTCTTTATTCTGCCGATAGGGATTTTGCACAATTATTAGATTTGAATATCTCGATGATAATCCCTGGTATTGATGAGCCTCTCAATAAGACAAATTATATAATGCATTTTGATCATCATTATACCAATGCGTTAGTATTGAAGATTATTTGTGGTGATGATGCCGATAATATTCAAGGGATTCATGGTTGGGGGGAAAAAACGCTTTTGCAACACTTTCCGGAAATAAAGTTTAGGCATGTGACTGTCAAGGAGATTTGTCAGAAAGCAGATGAAATGAACAAACAGAGGATTGTAGAGAAAAAGAAACCATTAAAAGTTTTTGAGAATCTGTTAAAAGGAGTGGAAAGATTGAAAACTAATTATAAATTGGTTAATTTAAGAGTGCCGATGCTGACAGAAGAAGCAAAAGAAGAATTATTGCAGTTGGAAGTGCCATTGTCTTCGGAAGGTAGGGGACATAAAAACCTTCTTAAAATGATGCAGGAAGATGAGTTTTTAAAAATATACACGGGTACTTTTGTAAATTATGTTGAGCCATTTTACACAGTAATAATGAATGAAAAACAATTACTTACAGAATACTTGAAAAATAACGGGGGTAATTTATAAAAACCCTTTTAATTTTAAAGTGATCTGATTATATTTGTATAGACTACTAACTAACAATAATATCGATTAAAATGGATGAAAAAGGATATAGTAATGTGTTTAAGTTTTCATTATATCAAAAGGACATTTTGTTATGTGAAAAAGCATTTGATGCAGATCAGTTCAACCCATTCACAAGATATGCGATCGATATACGGGATATATTGCCAAAAGCCATAACCAGGCTTCAAAAAACCCTTTCAAAAAAAAGTTACGATGTAATTTTTGAAGTGGGAAGGGAGGATATAAATAATGCAGATTCATCCAATTATTCGTATAACCTTTATCATCATTATCAATCTATAATACATACTCCTATTGGAAGGATAGGGTATTACAATCCACAGTCAATCGTTCAACACATTGAAGAGAAGGTTATAAGGGGTGTTGAATGTAAGATTGGTTTTTATATTAACAATAAACCAATCGTCGAAAGGTTGTTCTATGTTGATGGTTTCAATCCCGTTGCCCGGTGGTCGTTTGATGTGTATTACACTGTCGTTGAAATTGCTGACCAAATATTCGAGAAGATCAAAAAACGAGATATCCAAAACATGTGGGATGATTATATGTTGATTAATTATAAGGGGTATTCTATCAGTCAAATAAGGGAGTTCTCGTCTGCTAAAAGGGAGGACTTGTTGAGGAAATTAAACCATCGGAATTAAAAAATAATAATATAAGGGCGGTTGCAAAGTTAGTTTCAATAATTGTTTACCGTTGTTGTTTGTGGTTGTTTTTTGCAACTGCCCTTTTATTTTACGCACTTATATGAACGAAACTTTTGAAAATACTTTCACATCATATCTCGGTCCGGATTTTCAAAGGAAAATGATGTGGCAACTCCTTGTCGAACCTGAATTCGCAGAGAAAATACTGCCGAATTTGGCTGTCGATTATTTTGATGAACCCATCATGAAGAGAATGTTCATTATCATCTATGAGTTTTTTAAAGAATATGGGAAAGTCCCCAATCTTCAAAACCGTAGTATCCAACAAGCAATTAACGAATTCAAAACACCGAATAATAAAATCGAAGAAGAATCGTTGTTTTCTGCACTTCAACAGATTGAATTGTGGAATGAAAGAGTTTTGAATAAGGAGATGTTGCACGATGGTGAGATTGTTCGTAGATCGGCGAATATGTTTATTAAACAACAGGAATATAGGAAAACGGGTGAATTTATCATTGATAAAACGAAAAATGGTGAAATAAAGAATAAACATATCGTTGCCCAAATCGAGGAGAAATTTCAAAAAATTGCACATATTGGTGTTGAAGAGGATGAAGGTACAGAAGTGTTCGAGAACATCGACAAGGTGTTGAGAAAGGAATTCAGGCAGACTATACCGACAGGTATTGATGTAATTGACACATTGACCGGAGGTGGTCTTGGCAAGGGTGAAATTGGGGTGATTTTAACACCTTCGGGGGTTGGAAAGACGACCGCATTGACC